AATTCCACACTGGTTTCAGCACTAATATCCATAATATGTATACGTGTTGTATTTTGGGGGTCATCCGGAGGTACTGCAAAGGTATTAGGAGCACCTAACGGATCATAATAAACACGCAACTTACCAGAATGTTGCTTTGAACAAATAACCTTCAACCTGTAAATCAACGTACCTCTCCAGTATGTAAATCTTTGTGAAAAGTAAGAACATGGTGGCAAATACACTTGGTTATTAGCTGCTAAACCAGCCATAGTCATAATAGCAGGTGTAACAGGAATACTCGTAATAACAGTATCAGGAGCAGCGGTCGTTGGCCAAGTTAATTGTTGAGGCCAATATACTATACCTTCACGCCCACATAATTCAGCTAAAGTTAGAGGATCTGGATTAGATTGCCCAACCGTAGGAAAATACAACGGACGTTGTGAAGTTGACGACATAGCTAATACTTGAATATTATCTGTACCTTCAACATTAGTAAGGTCCAAAGTACGCGTTGCATAAAGGTCATAATCAGTCTGAACCGGGGGTCGGGAAAAACCCAGCCACTCAGCCCAACCTATTATCGTACTACCTATATCATATGCAGTATCTAAAATACCTCGCGCCTTAGTTGTAAGTTTTGGAGGCTTACTAACTTTGGCCGATTGATACTTTATAACATTAGCCACAGTTGGTGCTTCTAAAACATGATCAGTCATCCATGCATATACACGTATAGTGACAGGAGTGACAGTGACAGCATTAGACACACGCAAAGCAGCCATTGGAGCAAAAGATAACACACCTAAAGCGGCTAAACTATTCCTACAAATGCTGTATTTACGAGAATTATAAACGAACGGTAAAGTCATTTCATAAGTCCCATTAGATTGTGGTTCAATTTCCACATGTGTTTGTTCAAAACACTGCGGTAATTGATGCACGGTATTGGAATCATAATTAGGATTTACAAAAGGATTCGGCATATACGAAACAACCAAATGACCATAATGGTAAGGTGTCGCATTTATTTCAAATCGCAAATGAAGATTCCCGGATAAGAATGCATAGTTGGCAAGTTTTCTCTGCACAGCAACATCCGCAGCCCATAAACCCCAAGGTTTAATTGAGCTTGCAGCTGTCGTACCAGTCCAACTGTAGGTATTAATCACAACTGGACGGCTTAAAAACAAGTCCAAATTTTCATTCGTATCGGCAAGATCCGTATTTAATGTCATGGTATCGATTCCAGATCCAGACATTTGTGGAACCTCTCCCGTAAAGGAAGTGGTCCCCTCTTCCAACGTCGCACCCGACGTGGATTCTAAAGTATTATATTGACTCATAGCCTATTTAATTAAGTATCGTTTCGCGGCTTAGAAACGACACTTGGCATATCCGAAATCATATAACTAAAAGCAGTTACCGAAATCAAAATTCTCGATACGACATGTTGATGGCGGCACCCGGCGGATATAAACCTGGGTTACCTTTTAAACACCTCATAATAAATGTCGTAACGCTTTACCTCCTGAGACAGCAGAGAGAAGCTTACTGTTGTTGTGATAACTATTCCTACACCTATAGGAGTACAACACTCACAATAAATCGACTTAATCGGTTAAATGAAAATTCCACTGTTCTTCTTGCCAAGTGGTAAAATTCTTCTTTTCCATGTCCAACGCCCATTGATGCGCTGAACCACGGCCTACTCGCGTTCGGATTTTATACTCATCGAAAATAGGTTCCATTTCATCACAGAAAGCATAAAATCTCTCTGGACCATGTAACCACATCTCACGGTACGCATTTTCACAGACTTGAGTTAAAACCTCACTAGGCGTACAATTCTTGGAAACACAGTTAAAGCACATCATTTTATAGATAACTTCTTCTTCTAAAGGAGCAGACATAAATGTATAATCATACCATGTAACCTCTCTAAAAGTGCGCTTCAAAAACTGCAAATCCTCGATTGGTCCAAACTTAGGAGGCTTAGACTTATCATTAGCATCCGTAACAGTTTGACCAAATCTTAGAAAACTTTCCTTGATCCACTCACCCCTAAACATCTGAACAGCATACGAGGAGCGTGAATTTAACACATCATCCCCATACGTGACCAAACGATTGTGGGCATCGTAATCATTAAGTGATTCGAAATCCTCAATCTCTTCTGGATATCGCATCACTGTGGGTTTAGCCTCAGAGATTCGATGTTCAATAGGTAACGTCGCCGTAAAATCCACATCCGAATGATAGAACAAAGGAGTTAATTTATTAATCAACGTATCAAACCATGCGCATCGCTGGTAGATAGAGTTGGTAACACTATTTACCTGAGCTGTGGCAGGATGACCACTAACTTCACCAGACGTTAAAAACTTAAGAACATTGCGGTAAACAAAAATTGGTTGACTTTGGCAAATTAATACCGCAGCTAATACCAACATCTGTTTTCTATTATACTTCAGGTAATAAAAACCACAGTGCATAAACACTTGGCACGTACCTTCCATAAGCACACCAACAATCTTAATATCATAACCACTAAAATCCATTGGGGAAGATTGGGTAAATCCAGGGCCGCTTAAATAATCGTAGATAGCTTGCCAGTCAGAAGACATAGCATTAACTCCTACCATACATTCAAAAGCGAATTGATTCAATCCCATCAACTCCAAAATCGGACCTAAATACATCTTGGCAACTAATAAGTATTCCAATTGCATTGTATAAACCTGTCGGCTACGACCTGATTCTACCTTCGCAAGAGGAATGGCCTCATTCATTTTGATTGAAACCTTAGTAATAACACCTTCGACATAACCTTGTTCCATAGATGCAACATAGCGATCGAAAGACTCTCTTAATTCATCTCCCATACGCCAACGTCCATCCACTTGGATAAAGTGATTAACTTTAGTACCACGCCACCCAAATCCACTAGAAGTATCTCGGTTGATAGGACGTAACTTACGTTCAATATCACCATTCAATATTTGATCTTCTGTGTAAGGACCTGGCGGAGGAACTTTCGAAATCATCGAATCCAATCGTTCTATGTACGACGTAACCGCACGATTAACTATCTGTGTATCGATCGGAGCATTAATATCTCCAACCATAGACAAACGGATATCATAGGGACTACACCTATGCCAGACACCTGTTTCAGGGTCTTGCACAGGCCATTTAGCCCCACTAGGAGAAC